GCATCGTAACAATAAAAAAAATAACACACATGTAGGCTATACTTTGTAGCAGGCTTATCTCCCAGTAAGTTTAGTTGTAAGATATTAATAGAATGCCAGATCGCTGCGTTGATCATCTATTACTATCGAATTGGTATTACCCTTGTTGAAGTGTTTATTCATACCGACTCCTGTAATGGGCGTCGGTATGTTTTTTTATTTGTTTCTGTAAATATCCTGTAGAAATTTATGAGACGTATCTTTATATGTAACTATAATTCAGGAGTTAAAAGAACATGTCATACTTCCTTAGAAAGGATAATGAGTACGTTAGAGAAATAAATGTAGTTGAAGGGTATATGGAACAATTACTTACGTACTTGATGATCGCAACCGGAAAGAGCAAAGAGATATGCGGTGAATGGATACGTACCGAGTTCTCAAAAGGTGGCCGTTTCGAAATGAACGCACCAGTAGCCAATATAAACATCCGCGATAAAGATACAGGTGACCGTACTGGGATCCAAGTTAAAACCGATAAACTATTAAAATTAATAGAAAAGAACGACATCATATCGTCGCCGTCGCTAACATTCTACACACCAGCCAAAACTAAACGATCATTACTGTCAATATTTATTGACGTGAACATCAAAACTCGTGGCGTCATTAAGAAACAGATGATGACCGCGATGAGTAACGGTGATAAACAAACCGCATCGAATAAGAAGAATGAACAGAACTCATTTAAGACACGTAATAACGCATTGTCTGGTGCACATTCATCACAGTACACAATACTCTACAATAAGTCAACGCACTCAACACTGACGTCTACATGTCGTACTGCAACATCTTACGGTAATGCTAACAATGAAAAACTGCTCGCAGGTTCTAGACATTACTGGATGGCGGGCATTGTTATAAATAATATATTGTCTATCTGCACATTAACTGAGTTTGAAACATTCCAGAACTGTATGGATTATTACGATATGCACTATCCGACAGTAGCTGAAACGATGGAATGTATTACTTATTCGACCGAACCATTCTGGGGCAATGCTTCAGCTATGGATCATATCGAACATATTGTAGAAAACCTAACCCCTATCCAACGTGCTGCATTCGTATATATAGGTGACCTGTACCATGTACGTAAGTACAATCCGGAAGTAATTCGCGGATGGCTTGGGAAGATGATCGAACGTGTAACGGTACCTGCAACTGATGATGAAGTTAAAGGCATTGAAGATAACACCACCGCCGATCTTAGAGCACTAGTTGCACTACTACGTTCTGATATAGTAGGACCTCGTAATATATTTAAAGTTAAAGAAGCTAACTACGATGATTACAAACTACTTATGGCGACATCGCGTAGTGTCAATAATGCCTGTGGTGAGTACTCTTTATTTATCCGTGAGATAATGAACACACGGAATGTGCCAATATCGGTCGCTAAGATCCCTGACACCATCCGTCGCGTGTCTTTAGTATCTGACACCGACTCAACTATGGCGACAGTGCAAGACTGGTCACAATGGTACTGTGGGACAATGACAGGCGTAGAAGCAGATAACATCGCAGACTCTATGATATACATAGCAACGCAGAACATCGGACACATGATGGCAAGTATGTCTATCCAGATGGGTGTTGAAGATACGTACCTGCATCGCTACACGATGAAGAACGAGTTTAAGTTTAGCTCATTTGCATTGACAAATAAAGCAAAGCATTACTTCTCGCTCATAACCTCACAAGAGGGAACCCTATACAAGGATCCTGAGTTAGAAGTAAAAGGGGTTGCGTTACGTACATCTAATATTCCTGCTACTATCATGACAAAGTTCAGAAAGGTTATCAAAGAGCTTTCAACTACCGTTATGCTAGGAAACGATATCGAGATAGTTCCACTGTTAGAACACGTGGCTGAGATTGAACACAGCATTGTAGCGTCAGTTCAGAGCGGTGACTTCATCTATCTTAAGACTGGACAGATTAAGGATAAATCAGCATACTCAATACCTGAATCGTCTAGTTATGCATATTGGGACTGGTGGGAAACAACATTTGGCCCTAAGTATGGTACTGCAGGAGCACCATCATACGCAGTAGTTAAGATAGCTGTTAATCTTAACAATAAGACACAGATAAAAGACTGGATAGCGTCGATGGCTGATAGAGAGCTTGCAGGACGTATAGAGGAATGGCATAAACGATTCCCCAAACGCAAGTTCACACAATTGTTACTGCCTGAGAGTGTTGTGGCTAACAATGGAATACCTAAAGAGATATTAGATATTGCAGCGTACCGACGTATTATCTTTTCATCAGTTGAACCATACTACCACATCCTAGAATGTTTTAAAGTAATGATGATTGATAAGAACAGAACGAAGCTTGTATCCGATTATTATGGTGACCCAATTGACATTGAGCCATCAGAACTCGTCGGCGAGGATTAACAAATTCTCCAAGTAGTTGTCTATTATATGAACTTTCATGTGCTTAGGCACGTGGGACAATGTGCGGCTGTTTATGAAAGCACGCAACTCACGTTGCATAGTAGACAACACTTTACTATCCAATGAAACACCCGAACTATACCCTACGGATAACCCGTAGTGTAAGAAAGGCATCTTACATGCAAGTAAAAACCAACTAACCTGTTGGGTGTATATTGTAGGTATTGGCTCGATTAGATCTAAAGCACTATCTTTAAAGAATAGGCGGGTCGCGTATAATGCAGAACCGATGGTCGTAGATTTACCGAATAATGAATTGACAGTATCAACAGTCGTTTTATTAAGTCTGTTTTCAATATCAGGTATTGGATATTCATTAACACGATCATCTTCAGGTATTGTATTTCCAACGACTCTGTAGTAATGACGATTAAATAAGCTAATGTCCATGTAGGATTTTAGACTATTAAATAACGGGTACTTCTTAATGAAATTGTAGATGTTCTCTTCTACACCGTTAAGACTACGCCAGTTAGCCCACTGTAAGTACTGATACGCTAACATAGGCACATTGATAACGACAAACGCAAAAGCAGTATCATCGTTAGAGGTGCCCAATTGATAGTTGACATTTGTACTTGTATGATAGGCGAAGGTAATAGGAGACATGTCTTCCCACTTCTCTTTATCATACTTCTCGTAAGTAAACATAATAGCTTCATTGCCACCATTTAAAAAGGTATCGGTGAAGACTGTTCCGTAACTGGACGGTGAGGTCACATCTAAAGAGGTAGCAAGTCTTCTTGCACGATCTCTTATAATGTAATCGAAATTGCCAGAGAGCATTTCTTTATTAAGCACCAACCCACTCAGTAGTTTATAGACCAAGTTCGTCGGTGGCACGCTTCGAGAGCTAGATACATAACGTTCCCGAATGATTTTATGGTTTTTTATTACAGTACTAGCAATTGATATGAAGGAAGAGTTTATTACTCTACCTTTTGCAGTGGCGAAATCTGCATTAAAGTAATCTAACATTAAGCTACCCCTATTCTAAATTTATTTAAGTATATTTTATTAACTTGATATTCACGGACATACTAATCCAAGAATAATAAATAAGCTCTTAAAATACAATCCACAACACATAGGATAATACCATGTTCAACGCTAACGATAAAACAAATGCACCAAAAGAACCAGTAATGAAGAAACGTGCTGAATCTAAAACACCGCCACCACCACCAGCTCGTGGTAAGTTCTCTCGCTCGTTCACGCCTAGCTCTGCAAAGAAAGGTCGCGCTACTGAGTACACTAAACAAGTAAAAGAGTTCTTGGAAGAGAACAACGACACTGAGACGATTATCATCATGCCTGATAACGACTTAGCGCGTGATTTATCTGACTCATACGGTTTTGTTATCCACGCTAACCGCGTAGATGCTGATTTAATGTGGCATCTTCTTGTGTTTGAATCTTCAATCACTCCAGTTGCGATGGAAGAAGTTAAAGACCGCAGTCGTCGCGGTACACGTGAAGAGAAAATATTCAACTTCGAATCAACGTCAGATGCTATTACTGATGAGTTGGTTAAAGACTTTGAAGATTGGATTTTAAACACTGTCGAAGTTTCAGGTCAACTGTACTTCACTAACGCAACAGTAGTGCCTGTAGAAGTAGATCTTTCTGCTGCTGAGACAGTACAAATGTTGGCATGCGATGCTGAAGATAGCAACATCCTTATTGCAAATGTGGATGAACCATTCAGTGCTGAAATGCTAGCACAAAATTCTAGCTTACGTGCTAAGCTTACATTCACTCCGAATGAAGAAGCCGTAACTTTAGGTGGCATGCCATTACGTAGTGATCTACAAATTGCAATCTCTGAAACTTTCCGTGAAAAGAACGTTTCACAAATCCGAGCATCTAGCGGTTCACGTACGTTGTTAGAGATTGACGCGTTCGTAAATGCACGCTGGGTAGGTAACGAACTGCCTGACCGCGACCAAGATTTTGATCCTGCGACATACATCCCAGAAGTGGTGATGACTCAATCTAACCCATACCACCAAGATGTTACCTCTGGTAACTTCGAGCGTTTCTTCTTAGGTCTAGCAGCAATGATGTTCCTAAAAGACAACGACTTGTGGATGAAGCAGTTCGAAAGTAACATGCATAACTCGCATGCTAAATTGAGCGGTCTAGCTTACGGTATGTTCTGGCCGAACAATGAAATCCCTTCTGACATTAATTTGGTAGATGAAGATCCAACTGAATCGGCTAACTGGTTACGTAAAGTACTTTACCGTACAGAACGCAGCCGCAACATCCCAGTTGAGTTCGCTGTACTAATCAATGAAAGTACTCTTGGTTACGCTACACAGAAGTTGCTATTAGATGTGGCTGATGGTGATTTAACTGCGGTTGATAAGCTAGTTAAAGTATTGTCTAACCTTACTGGCGGCGTAAGTGACGACGTCATGATCGTTCAACGCTCAAGTGATGTTATCTCTGGTCAAATCCGTGTACCTGTAGGTTACTACACTACTGCGGACGGCAATCGCCCAATCGAAGAGATCGATACATTACACATCATGAACACGCTTAAGGATAACTACCCTGAGAAGTTAGATGATTACTTCGAAATCGTACAAATTGACGATCGTGAATTTAACCACGAAGAGTCAATGAGTAAAATGATTGCCATCTTAAATCTTGTCACTGATGGTCAATTTAAACTTAAAGGTTTCGGTACTAAGCTGTACATCAACCCAGAATTCCTACAAGGTCTTGCAGAATCTGTTAAGCATGGCGATTCTGGTTTGGGTATGGAACTTGACAGCAATGTTGAGCTAAGTAATCGTGGCGGTCGTCGCAATACTGGACGTCGTACAACTGCTGGTCTATCTACATCACCATTAGGTAACCAACGTCGTCGCCACAGTTCTAACCGTAACGTA